ATTCTTCTCAAACGAGCATCTTTATAGAAGCAGTAACCGCCTGCTGTATTGGATATGAGTGAAAAGAAGCCCTGATTGCCGAGATAGTTAATCCACGGGTAAGGTGTCTTTGGAGATGTAATAACATACTCCTTGTTTGCATCGTCAAAAAAACCGAATTTCTTCATAGAAAATCTCCTTTTGATATTATTTTAATATTGAATTAAGCGGAAAACCGCTATATATAACATAAACTGTTGAAAATATTGTATCATATTTTTAAATATTTTGCAATAGTTTGAGATAAATTTTATATTATGCATTAAAAAAATGCAGAATAATGTGAACATTGTTCATATTATTCTGCATATTAAATTCTGAATGTTCTATGTGGAACATTTATCTGAGGTAATGGAAAAGGGAGGTTTTAATACCATCGGCATTGCCATTTACAATAATTTTGTCAATTCTTCTGCCGTCACTGAGAGTGTCAAAGATATCTTCACCGCTGAAGCCTGAATATTCCGAATATTCGGCATAACAGCCATGCATACTGTATTCAAGGCGGTTTTTCATGCTCTGTTCAGGATTGCTCAGATACTGTCTGTCAAGGGAAATCTGTCTGTGTCTGACAATATTCCTGTCGGAGGCATCGGAATTATGAAGTCTGTATGTGTCGTAGTTCCCGTCAATATCCTGCATATGAAAGTCACTGACTATATTGGTATAGTCAAGGCAGAGTCCACGGCTGAAGATAAGTTTGCCGTCAGTTGAAAAAACGGAAGGATTTTCAGGCGGTGAAATCATTATGCAGTTATTGTTTCTGATATATGGATAAATGCCTGTAACCTTATAGCTTATATTTACAACAGCGTCCCACAAATTTGCATTATCCTTGAGGAATATATAATTCTGAACAGTGTCATTGCATTCATGTGTTACATAAGGTATATCAACAAAGCTGTCCATAAGGCGGTTTAGAGATGTGTTGTACATCATTCCGGGAACAGGCTGATTCTGAAGAAGAAGTGATGAAAAGCCTTTTGAAGTTACGGAAAGTATACTTATTCCTGATTTGGCATTGTATTTTACTGTGTCAATAAGTCCGTGATGAATAGTAAATCCGTTTACTGATACGGATAATTCCTTATACTGAAGAAAGCCGCTGTCACATATTATTGATACAGAAGCGGTGGTGTATGGGGTAAAATATTCCTTTATGACTTTAAGGGATATGATTTTGCTGAAATTCTGTATATTACTGCTGATATCAGTAAGTGAAACAATTATTTCATTCATTTTTATCCCCCTCTGCTGTAATTCCTGCTGATGAAGTAAAAGTCATATCAATGGCGGTTACAGTATTATTGTTATTATTTTCCGCTGAATATTCTGAGAGAGTCATATCGGAGAATAAAATGCCGTCAATGCTGAATGAAAATTTTTCCCCTGATACAAATGCATTTTCAAGTGCGGTCAGGGCAGAGGAATTATCTGCCTTGCAGAAAGCCTTTACATTGAGGACAGCGGGATTTATACCTTTTGCATATATATATGTATCTCCTGAAACGGTAAATTGTTTTGAATAATTTTTTGAACGGTTTAATCTGTATGATGAAACAAAAAAACTATATTCTGAAATATTTATTCTGTTTGAGTAATTCTGAAAGAAATCAATCAAAGTTATCTGCCTCCTGACTGATATAAAAATCCGGAAATAGTTACAAATGAATAAATTTCCGCAAGCTGAAAGCTTTTGTTTATTTCGGTTTTACAGCCTGATATATCAGTAATTCTTAAATTTGAATTTAAAAGAACATTTATGATGCTGTTTTCATATTTGTCCATAAGTATGAGCTTATCGGTTTCAGGCGGTGCGAAAAGCGATATTTTGACCTGAACCGCAACAGGCAGACCGGTCGCTGTGTCAAATTCCCCGCCATGGTTTATTTTAAGTGAGCTTATGCCTGCAACGGAGAATATTCTGTCGGATACAGGAATATCAGGAAAAAATTCATATACAGCAAAATCAGCATTCAGGCTGATAATTATGGTTAATTTTTGTATAAGAGAAGAAAGATTCATAATATTATACCTTTATAAATATAAAATTGCAGTCGTCTGTTAAGTCAGATATACTGAGCCAGTATTCACGGACAAGATTTTCTGCAAGCTTTGATTTTTTTTCACTGTTATCATCTTTTGCAACAGTTCCTGCATATGTATATGAGAGTTTGTCTTTAAGCCCCAGAACCTGTATGTATCTGAGATTGGCAACGGAAGCACATAAAAATGCAAGTCTTTCATCGCTGAGGTCAGCACTTTTTTTGAGTTTGGGAAGAATATCCGAAACAGCCGAATTTATAAACGGCATATATTTTTTAACATCTGTTTCTCCTGAAAAAAGGGTAAAAAGACTGCATATTTTTTCAATATTCATTATAATTTAACCTCCTGTATTCTGAAATCATCAAAAGAATTTGCAGTGCCGTGCGAAAGCTGGGACTTTGCACAGGAAGAACCTTTATATTCCTTCATGAGAATGCGTCTGAACTGAGTGAGTTCGCATATATCCATTTTATCGCAGGCAGATTCAAGAGCCTTTGCATATGAAGCAGAACCGCTGAGAAAACAGAGTCTTGTAACATCTTTTCTTATATCATCATAAAGCAAGTCTATAATTTCATCTTTTTTTCTTAATTCCTCCTCAAATGATTTTATGATTTCATCGTCAGCGGAATTATATTTTTTTGTAACGCCTGCATTTATCTGAGCGGGAACAGCAACAAAGCTCCATTCATATGCATCTGAAATATTTTCAAGGATATGACAGCAAAGCTTTGAGCCATATTTTTTGCCCTTGATATGAACACATGACTTTACTGTTCTGTCAGTACCGCATATTGAGCATATACGCCTGTCAGCAGAGCATGAAACGCTTACTTCCTTTTTGATACCGCCGTCAATTTCTTTTATAAGGTCTGCATTTGATGAGGTTCTTATCATATATGCACAGCCTTTGAGATATTTATAGGGCGTGCCGTTTCTGTTCAATTTTGAATTATCCGTAATAATTTCAGTATCAAAAATTCTTGCAGTCTGATTTGACCCTTTTGGATTGTGGTCAAAAATTCCTGTTTTTCCGATAAAAAGAGATTTAAGAGTTTCAAGGGAGCTGTCAGAAAATGCTTCATAATCCCTGTCAATATCATTGTCACAGAGAATTACATCAAATATATAGACTTCATCTTCCTGAAATTCACGCCTTGTAAATTTATTGAGTTTTTCAAGCATAGTTAAAAAATCCTCCTTATTTTTCAGCCCCTCTGCCATATTTTATATACAGCAGAGGGGTGATTATTTTATTAAATCAAGATTATGAAAGTTTAAGAACCTTTACGGCATCGCTCATAAGTTTTTTAAATCCGATGCAGATGGAAACTGAAACCATATCAAGCTGTTTGTCAATCATTTTGTCAGTTTCAAGAGTTATATCAGCATTTGAAATCATTTCAAGGGCATATTCAGAATCAAGTCCGATTATAACATTGTCATCAACCTGAGATGATGAAAGCATTGCAGTTCCAAAAGGAAAATGAACAATTCCGTTTTCATCATATGTACAGTCCTCCATGGCTGACATTGCAAGAATTTCAGCGGAAACTGAATTTGAAACAAGGACAGTATTCATTCTGAAATCAGGAAAAGAGCCGTAAAGTGAGGCAATATCACTGTATGCAAGAGAAGAACCGCTGATATTTACTGAAGAAGTACCTGAAACGAGTGTGCTTACAGCCTTTCCGAGCATAGCGGAAGCGAGTTTTTTTCCGATAGCTTTAAGGGTAAGAGCATAAGCTTCAATAGACTGGTTCATAAGAGCCTCATATGAAGTTGAAACAAGTCTTCCGAGCTTGTCAAGAGTAATTGTTGAAGAATCTTCATTTATAGTTGTTGACGGGAGAGAATTTCCCTGAGTAGTAACAGTGCCGTAAGAAGATGAGCCGTCTGAAACGCTGAATCCTCTGTAAATGCGTGAAGATGAGATTGTTCTGACAGCAACGATTTTTTCAAGAAGTGAATCGGACATACCCTGTTTTATAGCTCTTAAAACAAATTCAGGAAAAAGCACAGCGCTTTCTGTAGTGGTAAAGAATTTTGAAATGCAGTCACAGTTTTTTCCTTTTACTTTGATATCAAAACGCTTGAGCTGTCTTTCATAGGCATCAAGACTGGCAAGAGGAGTATCAGCATAATTTTCTGACGGGTCAAGTTCCTCAAGAGCCTGAATGAATGATTTTCCTGAAAGGTTATAAAGACCTTTTTCGAGTCTTACATTTTTGTACATAATAAAGTACCTCCATATATTTAATTGTTTTTAATATCTGCAAGGCGGAGTTCAATTTCCTCTGCCTGAGCATTTTTAAGACGTGCATCAGCAAGTTCCACTTCGTCCTGAAGATTTATATTATCCCATGCAACACTGATATCGGCATTGCTTCCGTTAAGGCGGAGAAATGCAGTTGAAATCTGTTTTATTACAGGAGTTATTAACCTGCGGTAATATTCCAGTTCAGATGTAAGGATATCAGCCTGCTGCGAGGACATACGTTCGGTTGATGACCAGTTAAGGCCGAGCAGAAACGGTGGAATTGAGAGTTTTGATATAAGCTGTTCAAGGAGCTGACGGACGGGGATATTTGTATCAATAAGCTGATTTTCAGCACCGATAACTTTTATGTCAACATCACCGACAGCGACGAAATCACGGATATTTCCGCCGTGATGAGAATTCATGCCTTCTGACCATTCTTTAGCAATCTGAACGGCTCTTTCCTTAGCCATATTTTTATCGGAAATGTCGCCTGAGGGCTTGTATGTTACAGCATAGCGAACATTGCCGACACGGTCATAATTCTGACCGATACATTCGTATATACGCATCAGAATACTGCTGAGAACGGGAAGTCCGTGAAGCACGGAATGACCGTATACATGACCGTCTGACGGATTTAGAGCCGAGAATATAATTCTTTCGGGGTGAGGGAGTTCAGACTCCGAGCCGTCATTGTTTCTGAGACAGACAATCCTGTCAAAAGGGGATATGCCTTTTCTGACATTAATATCTGATATATTGCCGTTAAAAAGACCTGCAATCTGCATGGTGTCTTCATCAATAATAATTTCACCGACAGCATTTCCATAAGTTATAAGGCTGTCAAGAAATGAGTCAGTAAAGCATTGCAGGGATTTTGACGAAAGACCGACAGGAATATTTTCTACAAAGCAATCGAGTTCATGCTGAATGTTTTCATCACTGCATAAAACTGAGTAACCGCCTGTAAGACGGATAATCTTTGATATAGCGGCATCAATGATGGGAACATTTAATCTGAGATTTTCATAAAGATTTTTTGCATATATCCCTGTATTGAAATCATACGGGGAAAATGAGGAACAGCGTTCAGTCTGAATTAAAATGCCGTTATCCTGTTTAGGCTTGTCACGGGTAAAAAGTCCCATATATATGTAATGCACCTCCTGAAAAATATAAAAAATATGAACGGGCATTTAAATGCGTTCAGCCGAGAGAACGAAGAAATTGTCATTGCCGGAATTATTGTCAGCAAGGACAGTGCTGACAAAATATCTGATATCGTCCATGGCATGGTCATTTTCTTTCAGCGGAACATCATAATTTACCTTATCGTTCCATTGATAGAGGGAAAATTCCCTTACGGTATCCTTGCACGATGTTGAAAACATAATTTTTTTCTGTTTTATGGCATCGCTTACACGCCTTATACCGCTTAAAACATCATTGTCGGCTTTTTTAACAGTAAATTTTCCATGTCTTTTAATACATTCAATAAAGCTTGCAGCCGATGGGTCAACAATGATGAAATCAATATTAAATCCGTCAGTAAGATTTTCAAGAGCAGCATAATGTTCCTCATCAGTGCGGGAAATGCCTTCACGCTTTGAACAGTAATAATATTCCTTGAGTCTGTACCAGATACCGTCTGAAAGTCCCCATAATCCGAATGATGACGGATTAACAGTTCCATAATCGCAGGAAACTATAAATCTTTCGCATACAGGTTCATCAGAAAAGAAATGGATTCTGCTGTCGACCATAGGATACACAAGACCGCTTGAAACGGTCCATATGCCGAGAATGAAGCGTTCATGGAAAACACCTGAATAAAGCTTTGAATAGCGTTCTTTTATTTCAGCGGACAACGAGGGGTTATCGTCCATAGTGAAATGAAGATAAAGAGCATTTTTTTCCTTAGCTTTTTTAATCCATTCGGTATA